AGGTTGTGGCCGACATTACCCTGCTGATAAGCCCGAGGCGCTGCGATCCGAGTTGCGCCATGCTGCTCACTTCAGTGGCTGACCTGACGCCCGCGGTGGGAACCCCTTGCATGGCATCGGATGCGGCGCTGACCCGTTGCTTCATCTCCGCGAGCCCGGAGATGTCATTCCAGTGCCCCGATGTCACGTCTGGAACCTGGGCGATGAATATGCCATCCCGCGGGCTTGCTCCAGGCATGGTTCTGACGACACCGTACTCGTTCCGCTCGATCAAGTCGGAGATCTGGATCTGAGTTGGGTCGGCGATAATCAGGTTCTGCATGGCGGCGCGAACGTTGTCGTACCGGCTGCGCATCAGCCATGTGGCAATGTCGTGAAGCGGGAGCAGGATGTCGTAGAGGCTTTGTGAGTAGGTCTTGTGCGAGTCGTGGTGCAGCCCACCGATGGTGAAGTGCCATTGACTGCCGTGCGGGTTCAGGCGGCAACTGATCACCTGCGACTCATCCAGGACGGTATATACCATCCAGACTTCCTTAACGCCGTTCAGCCCGAGCTCGTATCCGTTGAACCTAACCCAAATCTCATCCACCCACCGGTTGTTCCCGATGCTGAAATAGTTGCCTGACCTTTCATGAGGCGAAGCGTTGTCGATGTTCAGCCCGCGCCCCTCTTCCTGGTGGAACCTGTGCCCCTCCCAGCCTGACACGATGCCCTTGTCGTCCCTGGTTTCGGGGTGAGTGTAAAGGTACGGGTATCTGCCGGAAGCGTACAGCTCGTGGTAGCTGACAGAGTCAGAGAAGATCATGAACTGCCCGCGATCCCAGTCGCCCCACTGAACCCGTGGGTCGAAAAATGATCTGCGCGGGTTGGCGTTGACGATCCTGTTCTGGCGAAGCTCGTTGTTCCATGAGATCTTTGTTGGCGCATAGCCATACCTGGCCGCATCGAGGATCAACTGCGCTCCGCTTGCCTCGGCAGCCGTGCGCCGCATGTTTTGGTGGAGTTCACGCTCCAGTATGCGGGCGGCTTTCCTCGAGTCTCTGTCCAGGCCCTCTAGCTGGAACGTCGGGTTCCGGCCCATGATCGCGCCCATTACATAGGTAATGACCGTATCTGTGATCGCCCTGGTGTCTGGGATCACAGCCTTCTCAACGAAGTCCGTTGCCCCGGGCGGAACGTAGACATCATGCGCCCGGTCAGCCTCGTTCCAGTGGTCATACCTCTTGCTGATTTGCCGGTATGCCATTAGGTGCGAAGTCTTGGCCCAATCGACTAGGCGGCTGTTTTGCTCAACAGAAAGCCTTTCTGCGATGTCGGCGTAGTTCTTCAGCGCATCGAAATGCTGGCTCAGATCTACGATTAAATGGTGGTCATTCATTTGCCGAAAGCCTACATTTGTGGCGCTGATTTGTCCAAACTATGCCCCCAATGGGCGCGATAGTCTATCTCTATTACCGAGCAGTGTGGAAAGGCTGGCGCGCCTGATGTCATGGCGCCCCGGCGCAACAGTTGGCCTAGCCCTTGAAACGATGCTTTTCAGGCTCTCAGTCGATCCTGTGAACCCTTCCATGAACATGCCAGACTTGGAAAGCACGCTTATGGCGATTGCGAAGTTGTCCACCATATCGTCATGCACCGAGTTCGGAAATTGCTCGCACTGCTGCAGGAACTGTTCAACCCATGGCGCCCCAGCCGGCAGAAGCACCCTCCCAGCCCTCTGCATAGGGCTGGCCATGCGCACCTTAGCGACCTTGTCTGCGCCATACGGAGGCTTCCATGCCTGGACGGGTAGGCGCGTGGTTGCGCGCAGATCCTGAACCAACGAAGATCCAGACGATTTGTCCTCGATGTGGACCCCATGCAGGCCAAACCCAGAATACCGGGAGGCGTATGCCGGCAGGAACTCCCGCAGCTCTGGGTATTCCATCCGACGGTTCACCATGTCCAAAGCGAAAATATCCCCGGTGTCCATGAGCGCCCAGGCGGCAATGGCAGACGGGTCGTTCTCCTCCTCCTTCTTCTGCGCGGTGTCGGCGACGATGATCAACGACATGATCCTGTCGCGCTCGAGCAAATTCGGCTGGTAGAAACCCCACGCGCCACGCTTTAACAGAGACCCGCCCTCGATATAGGGTTCCTGCTGGATCTGGGAATAGAACTCGATAGGGTCGGCCTTGATCATTGGCTCGAAGTGCGAGTAAGGGAACCGATCAGGCCAGAGCGTTGTTTTTGCCTCCATGTCGGTGACGCCTTGAAACTTCAGATGGTACCACCCGCCCTTCTTCCACAGTTCGGTCTCCATGTGGCGACCGCATGGGTCTTTTGGGTCCCAGCGAGTCATAACTAAGATCCGGATGAACGGGAACCCGTCCACAGACGGCTCAAGGCGACGGTCGAACGACGACGTGATCGAACTCCATACGTCCGCCGACTGGATAGAACTTTCAGCCTGTGCCCGGTTCTTGATTGGGTCATCCATGATTGACACATTCGCCGGGCGACCAGTGGCGCCTCCCTTGAGGCCTGATGCGTAGTACTTGCCGCCCATTGTGGTCGTGAAAGCGTGCGTTGACTTGGCGCCCTGGCGCAACGCGAAGTCCGGGAATATGAGCCGGTGCATGTCGCTCTGTACGCCAGCCTTCACATCGCGCCCGAACTCCATAGCCAGCTCCCTAGAGTGGCTGCCCGTCATGTGGTGCCGGTTCGGGTGGCGCCCCATGTTCCACGCCGTCGCCAGCTTGGTGAACGTCTCCGATTTGTTGTGGCGCGGAGGCATGTTCACCATCAGATTAAACACCGGCTCGCCACACGGTCCTATCAGCTTGCCTTTGAACAGCCTGTCACCAACACTGTTCATCTCCCGGTGGAAGTCTGGAACCACCTTCCAGTCCGGACGCATCAGACGGGCATAGTCCGAGAAGTTCTCCCGGGCAAGCTCCAGGTTCTGCTTGATCAGCTTCAGGCGCTCTGCGTGCTCCTCGGCCCGCTGAAGTTCCTCCTCGGTCATTAGTCGAGCTTCCTGTTGGCATCCAAAAGCTGGATGCCGTCGGCAATCTTCTGTGCTTTCTCGGCATACCAGTCATCCCCGCGATCCTTCGCCATGTCATGCAGAATTGCCAACTGTTGTTTGGCCCATGTAGCAGTCGTGTTGAGGATGAATGCGTCCCTCACTAGCTGGTTGTCTGACAATGGATGCTCGCACGCAACGCATGTCTGGCGCTGCTCTCGGGAGTTGTATTCGCTGCTTCGGCAGTGGATCCACATCCACTGCTGTTCCGCCTGTAAGGAAGTCATCCTCGAGCTCCTCGACCTAGTCATTAGTCTAGCTTCCTTGTGAGAATGTCCAGGAACGCCGCTTCCTGCTCGCTCTTTGGTCCGTCCGTGGCTACACCACGAGTGATCAGGTCACTGAACGACGGCGAACTGTTGGACTCAGCCACCTTTTTGGCGAATCCAGCGAATATCCGCCCGCGCTCGACCGGGTCCATGTCCTGGGTGGCAACCTTCAGGTACTGCGCTATGACCGCAACCTGGCGCTTCTGCGGCGGGATCGAGTCCATGTCGAGTGCCTGCATGGCGGCAACCATATCCCTGATGCTAGCCTTCCGCCTGATCTTCTTCATTCGTGCTCTCCCTCGATAACTTTGCCGCTCAGCAGCGCGGACAACTCGTCTTGACTCATGTTGTCCAGCCTGGCCTGGTCAGTGTCACTAAGGCCCTTTAGTTTCTTATCCAAGGCATCTGACTTCCGGCTGGTCTCTGCCAACTGCCGGTCGGTCGCCAGCACTGCGTTGGCATCCGGCACAACCTTGGACAGTATGGACTCGAACGTGCGCGCATGCGCAGGAGTCCATGGGACCTCAACAACCTCCCCGTTATCCAGAACAGTCGGCCCCTCAAACGCCCTGATCGCACCATCCATGGTGGCAATGGCGAGCTTCCCGAGCCTGTCCCGAACCTGCTCGATACTCGCCTCAGGGAGGAGCGTGTATCTCCGCAACACATCTAAATCTTTTGCCATTTGCTTGAGCGCCTGTGATGTCTGTCTGATGTGACGATACCGTGAGTCCTTTAATGCTGCAAGGTATGCGTCTTGTGCTTCCGACTGCAACGCCGAAACCTGCGCCTCAAGCGCAGCACGCTCTGCCCGCAGAATCTCGATCTGCTTCTCGATTGCTTTTGCATGAGCTGTATCTACCTGTTGGACATCGTGCCCGCGAACCTTGAGCCATTTCTTTACGTGCCAGTACCGCTCCTTGCATGACCCGCGGCAGAATTTGCCCAGGCCGGTAGGTTTGGTTGATGTGAAAATAGTCTTGCACGTCGCGCATTTTCGTCTCCTAAAGTCCACTGGGTCCCGCCATCTGAGCGCCTCATCTGCCTCCTTGAGCCACGCGAGGTTTTCCTCGTTGGACTTCAGGCCTCGGTATTTTGACATACACGAGGTGGAACAGTACGTGCTCCCGGGCCTGCCGATAAATGGAGAACCGCACCAAGGGCACAACGTCTCGCCTGGTGCGGTTCTTAGGTCGCTGGCGCCGATTATTTTCGGCTTTGGCATTTGTTCACTTCTCGAACCACAACGGAACTGGCCCAGGAATCAAGCACGTCGATAGGCGTGCCATTGGTGATATGCTCCCCGAACCAGGATACCCGATGGTAGTCCCTGTAATTCCAGCACAAGTGGAAGTCTCCAGGTGCCGAGCACGTTTGCGCAATCATGGGGCCATGGAGTATTGAGAACAGCATCGGAAGGAACATTGTCGTATTTCTCGTAAACCTCTGCGACTAGTGAAAAGAAAAACGCCAACACCATGGCGTAAAGCATGACGAACAGGACGGTCTTGGCGTTACGATCCATTGCCACCCTCGTTCTCCAGCACCTTTTGCGCGGAGCGTAGGTTGATTCGCGCACTCCTCAGATAATAGATTGCCGCCTTCGGCAGGTCCCATCTGTTTCCCCACATCTCGACCTCGTCAATCATCGCATTCAGGGTCGTGCAGGCTACGTCTCGGTCCATACCGTTGTCTTGTGTCATTCTGCACCTCTTGTGTCTGTCCAGTACCCGCCGCACCCGGGGCAGAACATTCCGCCCTGGGTGATGTAGAAAAGCGTATTCCCGCAATCACAAACCCACACCGGGTCCTCCGGAATGAACTCACCCTTGATCGACCCTGTCCTGCACCCGCAGTCCGGGCAGACCTCCCTGTGGTCGCGCAGTGTGGTGCCCCACGGCAGGGTAATGTCCTTCTCCCACTGCGCCTGGCATTGGGCGCAGACCCAGACCCCTGATACCTGAGTGTTTCTCAGGGCGATCACGTTGTCTGGCATTCTGGCTCCTTGTACTTGTGTGGGTATATCTCGTTAAACTTTTCAACATCATACTCAAGACCACCGTCTTCTGTGGCGTCGTTCAACCAATCCACCCCACATTCGAGAGCATCACCGTATTGACTTTCAACAGTGTCATTGTGCCCTGTTTCGTAGCCATTTTTAAAACCTATAACAACTAACATTCTTTCTCTACGAGTTAATTCCATCTTAATCTCCGTCGTTAAACTAACAATTTGTTCAAGCAGACGCGAACGCCTGCCGTTAGATGCCTAGCATTCTGGCTCCTTGTATTTGTCGCATTGCCGTTCGCCGCCAAGCCTGCCGAAAGCAACCAGCGCATAATGCCCGTGCTGGTGCTTACAGTAGCCATGCCCGCCGTTCATCCACCTGGCGTTCTCACATTTCGGGCACAGCCCGTCAGTATCGTGCTCAAGGATCATGGCAGGCAGTCCCGGCAGTTCGGCGCATCCGCCACGATCGCGGTGCCAAGCTCCACGGCGAGCCGGTTCTCGGCGGAACTCATCCGGCGCAAGACTTCTCTGACATCGTCGGCATCGCGCAGGTGCTCGTCGATGACATAGGCGCACGCCTCTTTGAGGTTGCCGAACACACAGCGGTCGCGTCCATTCTCGCTCACCACGGTCCAGCCATTGCTGTTTGGCCTGATAGTGTACTGCCCTGATTT